GGAATACCTAGCAAGTATATTAGACCCATTAAAGTCATTGCCTGAATCGTGCACAAGCACAAAGCCGTCAGTATCACCATGATAATATTCTTCAACACCATTTTCGTTAAATCCAGCCCCCAAGCTGGTTACTTCTATTCCGCTTATTTCTGACCACTCAAACCCGTTAGGTCTAAGCGTTCCTATAATTCCTTTTTGTTGTGAGTTTACAACAGTTATGTCTGTATAAAATAATCTATACTGAGACTTCTCTCTAATTACAGTACTTGAAATTACAAACCTATCTATGTTCTGTGCTAGGGTTGTAATAATTGGTTGTATAGCTTGGCTCACTGTTCCTAACTCAACATCTCCAATTCTCGCTGTACCAGCAACTGTTCTTAGTCCATCGGGTGCTAAGAAAATAAGGTCACCACCAATCTCTTGAATGCTGTAACCTGAAAGACAACCAATGTTTTTAGCCACTGGGACTACCACCGGTGTACCGTTTATATCTTGGAGTTTAAATATACTACTCCTACAAAATATAAAAAGTTCCTGACGGAAGCTTTTAATTCCTACTATCTGGTCTGACAAGGTTATTGAACCTGAACCAGTACCACTAAAATCTGTTGGGTCTAAAAGTTTACTGTAAAATACTGTACTTAAATTATCTTCTACCCCTGCTACAACTAAATGTTTATCGTGTAGTTCTGAATGTGTAACATGTTTAGTACCTGTTACAGTAACTTCGCTACTAAAATATGTTCTGCTGTTTACATTAGCACCTGTGCCTTCCATTCTAAAAGCATAAGGTTTGTTAGCCCCATCACATATAACAAGTAACCCGTAGTCAAAATCTGCTCCTTCGAACAAAGAAAAACTTATTTTACCCTGACCTGTTCTAGTAAGTGTGCTACGACCTGTAAAGGCTGTGTGATTATCTCCACTAGCATCTACAGAACTTCTACTAACATTTAACCAATTTATTCCATCTTGACTAAAAAATATCCCTGTACCTGCACAAGCTATAACACCATCAGCATAAGGAATAACACCATGAATAGTGTCAGCACTTCCTGTAGGTTTTACAGCATTTGTACTTCCTAATCTTTCATAACCATTTACACGTCTATAGCCACCCTCAATAGAGACTTCAAAGTTTCTGAGGTCTGTAGCTACTCCGGGGGTTTTAAGCAAATCAATTTGATTGGTTGCTTTAACTAAACCACCAGCACAGGCTACGGTATAGGGTTGTGATGTTGCCATAAATTAAAAGTATCTTCTATCGTCAGTCATTGTGCGAGGAGTTGGATTTATTAAATTAGACTTCATAGTCTTCATTGATTTTTTATAATCGTCCATTGCAAAAGCTGCTTGTTGTGCACTTTCTTTAAACTGCCAAACATAGTAACGTGCTTTAGCAGTTATAATATTTGTGTATTGTTCTGGAAAAACTACTGTGTCTCCATGTGCTGCAAGTTTAGTAGGTTTTTCAAATGCATAAAAATGTATGTTGTACACTTTATCAGGTATTGGACTTAATCCAAACTTCCTGCCATCTGGTGATTTAATAACTCTACAAGGCTCACCATAAGCCTGTGTGTCTGCATCGTCTGCATTCTCACTGTCTCTGTAATATCTTTTCCAATCAGCTAAGTTTAAAAACTGTAATCCTTTTGAGACAAAGGGAGCTGATGCACCACTAACATTAATGGTTGTTAAATAAAAATCATCCCAGTCTATTGAAGCGTAATCATCTTTGACACTTGAGCTACTTACTTTTAACTCGTACCATCGGGTACCAGCTACAGAAGCTACAGTCACGTTTCCATAGAAGGGGTCAGTTGCACCACTTTCACCGGCTGTGAAAAATGGTAACTGCGGTTCTTCATTTGCTATATCAAATATAGCTTTGTTAACAGAGTCTTTAACAAACTGCTGTAATCCTACAGCACTTGTAAAGTTTGCAGAAGTAAGAGGAATCTCATTGAGTTCTCTTAATACTTCGTTAGTTAAATCTAAATATGTTGTTGCCATTATTTACCTTTAGCTTTTACTTGTGCTTTTTTACTTAAATCTTTTAAATGAAATAACTTTACACTAGTTTTAGTATGTGATTTACCTGTGTGTAAAGTACCATTAGCCATCTTGTGAGAATTGCCTGTGTGTTCAGTGCCGTCTCTTTTATAATGTTTTACGCCTTTCATATTAACAAGGTTTAGCTTTTGGCATTCCACCATCTTTGTACATCATTCTGCCCATATTAGCTTTTTTTCTTTCAGTTGTTGGCATACCACCAGAACCACCGTAAGCTTTTTTCATTCTTTTTGGATTCATATCATCCTTCATTTTTTTATCTGAACCGTATTTCATATTAGTCTCCTTTAACTATCTGTATCTTTTTTGTCTTGAAGTTCGTCAGTTTGTTCGTCAATGTTTTCAACAACAGTAGTAATTACACCATCGTATGTTTCTGCAACAGTACTAACAATATTACTAACATCGTTTAAAGCTGCTCCTGAAATGCTTCCAGCTGTTTTAACGGTTGTGTCTATTGTAGTCATAGCAATATCTTTGCCGCCTTCAATAACCGAACTAACTGTAGCACATGAAGTTGCTAATAATCCTGCTAATATTAAATATGAGTTTTTCATAATAATTCCTTATAATAATTTTAAAAAGTGGAGGAACCCTAAAGCCCCTCCGGTTTGGTATCAGTTAATACCGTAGACTGTATTACTAACCCGCTTGAGTTGTTGTAATTGCGTCTTGAACTTTACACTGCCCGTTAACATACCAGTTAGTGCCATCGCACCATACATGAACAAAATCTCCATGTAATGCTTTGTTAGCTACTAATGAAATAGTATCTGCGTCTTCAACAAACGCTACACTTCCTGCTGCATCTTCTGCTGAAGATATGCTACCTACAATAATATTAGCACTAGATGCTGTTACTATTGTATGTGTGCCTGTAGGAACTGTTCCGCCAACATAAAACCAAAACTCTAATCCCGCTGCCGGGAGAGGAAGAGTTGAGACTTTAGCTGCTGCTATATTCATTATAAAACGAGTACCTGACTCTGCTGCTGTAATTACATTAGTTGCAACTACTACTTCAACGTCTGAAGGCTTCTGAATTTTCTCAGATAATACTCGAACATCAACTGTTCTTGCTGAATTACGTCCAGTATCTCTTATATTTTCAATTGTCATTTTTATTTACCTCTTGTAAAATTTATGTGTTAAAAGTAGAGGAGTCCGAAGACCCCTCCAAATTCGACAACTTAGTCAATACCGTAGAAAGCACTTACTATAGCTTCGTCTCTAAGTACTTTCGCACCATAGACATGAAGACCACGCACAATGTCACCAAACGATGTTGGGTCTCTCAACACTTCTGTTGAAAGGATTGTGTTAGCAGTTGCAGTAGAAGACATGTGACCAGCCATACATTTACCAGCAGCATTAGATGTTGCAGCAATGTTGTTTGACTTGTACATTTCAAATCCTCTTAGTTTTCCACTAGATACTAATCCATTTCTAATTGAGCCTTGTCCACCATTGTAGTCGACAGATAGCAATTTAGAACTAGATTGTCCTAAGACTTCATAAAAGTCAGGACTTGCAACAAACCATCTACCTTCTTCAGGTACATTCTGTTCGTCTAATAGTCTTGACATTCTACCCATAAGGTCTAGAGGGTCGTGTTCACCAGAACCAAAACCTATATCCAGACCACCTGTTCCATCAAAAGTTCCAGCTGCTAAATCAACAGCACTGTCTGAACCTAAAATGTGATTAGGTGATGAAGCTGAACAACCGGCAAACATAGTTGCTAATACAGCAGCGTCATATGAATCTTTCAATGCATAAGCAGCTGATGAAGAAGCCATTTCTTTGAAGTTGACATGTGACATATTACTTTCAATATCATCAACGATGAATTTAAAAGCTTTAGCACTATCAACAACCAAAGTAATCTCTTGGTCTGTCAGTCTAGTTTCAGTTGTATCGCTATTTCTTGTGTAATCAGACACTGAAATAACGGGTTCTTTAATTATCTTTACGGAATCTCCGAAAGATGAAATTTCACCGGCATAGTCGGTGTTAGTAATTGCTTCAATAACCGAGGCTTTCCTAAAAAAGTTCATTACCTTTTTAGAGTAAACCGAAGGTAAAAAGAAACTATTGTTCTGTCCGGCAACTGAGTTTCCAAAGTTGGCGTTAGTATCCGTGCTCGGTTCAAAAAATTGAGCCATGATATTTTCTCCTATTTATAGTTAATTTAAAATTTTGCCCTGTTGCCAAGCTTCTGATATAGCAGTTTCGTGCTTATCAAATTCTTGTGGCGACATTGCATCAATTTCCTTTAGTGACCAGACCTTCTCCTGATTAGGTTCTATACTAGTTGTTTTAGTAGAGACCATGTCAGCAGCAGACTGTCTAGTCGGTTTTTTAGAAGATGACTTAGTCTTCGTAGGTTCTATACCTATATCTTTCTTGAATAAATCAAGAGCTCGAGAAGCAAGGTCAGAATCGTCAGCATTGTTGTATATCCAGTTTTGAATAGACTCAGGCTGTTCTTTTGCCCAATCATGGAAATCGTCACTGTTTTTGATATCTTCAAAATCAGGATGTTTATCCATTAATCTTTGTTCTGCACTTTGTCTTACCAACTGTGTCTCGCGTTCTTGGAGTTTACTAAGGCGTTCTTCTAGAACTTTTGCTTTAGACTCAGATTGCATATGAGCTACAGTTTCTACGACATCGTACACATCAGGATACTCTTCCTTAAACCTTTCTAAATCTTCTGGAGACTTCGGAGCTTTATAGGTTGGTCTATTTTTAGTAGCTTCTTCTAATAACTCTTGTTCTCTAGACTTAAATTGATTAAGTTTAGAATCATAATGTTTTTTTAAATCATCATAGCGTTTTTTATAATCTGGCTTTTGATAAGGACTAACCCTATCTTTTTCCAGTTCTTCAGTATTAACACTTCCCTCAGCCTGAACTTCGGTTATGTCATCACTATTGAAAAGCTTATTCTGTGGCTCTTCAAAAAACATACTGTTTGATGATACAAAGGCTTTATCTTCGCCTGTATTATGCCAACTCTTATTTTTATTGTAAGGGTTAGCTACTTCTTCTTTGACTTTATTAGTCATCTTCTTTCTCCTAGAGGGGCTTAGTTCACAAGGTAGCTCTATGTCGACTAGAGGGCTTGTATGTAAAGGTAGCCTTTTGGTTTAATTTGATAAAGTGCCGATTAATTACATCGGGTAGCTTTATCTACTGTTTGGGTTTAATCTAGGATTAACTTTACGCATGTCATTAGAAACATCAGATTCTTCATCTTCTATCTCTTCTTCATCGGGAGTTCCTCCTAAAAACAATCCTTCTCTTTTTCCTGCAGCATCTTCAGCTTCTTTCATCATAGACATTAAAGTGTCTTCTCCGATTTCTTCCACAGCTTTTGCAGTAAAAACAAATTCTCCGTCCGATAACCTTGCAGGTATCGAATCAGAAACGCCAGAACCCGGACCTTCTACAGGACCGCTTCCAGCAAATTCTTGTGCCATATCTATAACTTTATCAAAAATTATAGACATTTCATTATCTTGTTCTAGTTTTGACATTAGCATATCTTCTTCTTCTTCTGACAATGCTTTGCCAATTATAAATTCTAAGTAGTTATCTTCCATGTCAGAATCAGAATCCATTTCTGACAT